CGCCAATCTTTGTTGCTCGTCAGTGGGTAAGGCATCGCACGGCATGTCTTTCGGGGGACACTGTTATCAATTTCGACCAACCTTCGCGGGTAAAGATCGGTCGTCGTAAGGCGTATCCAGTTACAATCAAAGAAATTTACGATAGGTTTCAACCTACTCAGAACCTTACGCGGCCGGATAAGCAAGCCAATCCTTTTTTTAAGAGGGATCGACTTAAAGCGATGCTTCTGCGTTCTTGCGACGAAAGTAGTAACGTCCCTTACCACACGCGCATTGTCGATATTTGGCAGTCCGGCGTAAAACCTCTGATCCGAGTCAATTTTTCAAACGGGGATTTTATCCGCGCTACAGCGGATCATAGGTGTTATACAGATAAGGGGTGGTTGCCCCTTAAGGATGCGCTGGCCCAAAACGCACGCTTTGCGCGCTTTGGCAAGAGCACGGGTTTTACGTCAGAAGCCCCCGTTTTCAGTGACGATGAAATCGCAAATGAAGTGTGGGTGCCCGCAAAGCAAATGCTGGGTTACGAAGTGTCTTCTTTGGGTCGAGTGCGCTCTTTTAGAAAAAGAAGTCCTGTCCGTGGAAAAAACAACCCTACCCCTAAGATGAAGACTTTAACCGTGAACCCGCAGGGTTATTCGGTCGTGGGTTTTTCTGAAAACGGAAAGACGCTTGCTTTTCATGTATCTAGATTGGTTCTTGAATCTTTCGGCCACGTTTGGCAAGAAGGGCAACAGTGTCGTCACCTAGATAATAATAGGCAAAACAACCGTTTGACAAATCTGGGCTTTGGGTCTGCAAAAGAAAACTGCGCTGATCGAATGACTACGGGCGTCGATCAGACGTTGGGAGTATTTTTTGAACACCCGTCTTCGCACTATGAAGATGGAGAGGAAATGACCTACGATATTTCGGTAAGCGGTCCCTACCATAACTTTTCGGCGGGTAACACTGTTGTTCACAATAGCGTCAACGAGAACAGTGTCCGCTACAGCGTCATGGACACTGAGTTCTTCACCCCTGACTACGAAGACATTGCCTACCAAAGCGCGACTAACAACCAGGGGAGAAGCGAACCACTTCCGCTCTGCCGCGCTATTCCAATCCGGCAGGCAATCGCCTATTCATCCGAACAGTCTTTCGGCGCCTACAACAACATGCTTGTTGAAGATGTGGCCCGCGAAACTGCGCGCATCGTTCTTCCGCTCAACACATATACGTCTTGGGTGTGGAAGATCGACTTGCATAACCTATTGCACTTCCTGCAACTGCGCGCCGACCCGCACGCACAGAAGGAAATTCGCGACTATGCCGAAGTCATCATCGGCCTTCTTGCGCCGCTGTTCCCTGCGACCTTTGAGGCGTGGGAAGACTATGTGCGGCAGGCGGTTACGTTTTCGCGGATGGAAATGGATTTGCTGGGGGCGGTGATGCGTCGGTTTACGTCGCCTTCAGCGTCGCTCTACGCGCTCATTGACGAGCACCGAGGTATTGATAACCTTGGTGCTGCCTATGGCATGTCGAAGCGCGAGATCAGGGAGTTCTTTGGTAAGGTGAAGGTGGTGGTGCCGCCTGATTAAGCGCCTGTCAGCTTCACCATACCGCCCCTGAAGTTGCGCTTGATGATAGGTGCAAGTTGCATTACTGCGTAACCAAGAGCATCTGGCAAGTGCGTAAAGCGCGATTGCGCGATCTTGGCTACGCTACCGCCCTCGTCAAAGCCAAGACTTTCCAGAGCGGTAATAAGTTCTTTACAACGGGGGTGGATAAACAACTTGATTTTGTCATCCGCAGAGTGAAAAGCGCCGTTGACGGTATTAACTCGGTCTGTGATGGAGGGGTTTTTGCGGGGGTGAATAAGTTTGAACCCCATACCTCTCAACACACTATGGTTGGTGTTGCCTCCTGCGCTGGTGTGCTGCTGATTACCGGAAGCGTCGGGGTAAATGATGAGGTTGCGACCCGCAAAGCGGTCCCGAAGCAAGTCTGCATACCGCTGAATAGTGGCGTTAGGCATAAGAATTTCGTCAATCGCGCATAGGCACTCATCACCGTCACCGTTAATGAATTTGACCATGAGCACGCCGCTCATCGGTGAGCGGTTAAAGTCGAGGCCCAAGTGTAGGTTGCACTTACCGTCGTCGTCAACGTAGGAGACAACGTGTTTGCTTCGTTGGAATGGCTGATAGACTTTACCCGTGGGGCTTTCCCATGAATTGAAATTGTTGATCCCCGACTGGACAAGATACGAGCGGTCATGCGAATCGACGTGCATGTTCCACACTTCATCGTGACCACTTTCTTTGCACGATACGACGAATACTTTTAGAGTTTTACGCTCCGCATCCCAACGCTCCGCAAGCCAATCAGGGAATAGCGGGAAAGATTTGCTGCATCGGATGGATACTTTCGGGGCGAGCAAGCTCGTGATCCGCGAAGTCTTCATACCGAACTGACGCCCGATTTCCGCGTCTGACGCTCCTTGATTACGAAGACGCAGTAGGGGTTCAATTTTCTTTTTCGCATCAAAAAGGTAAGCCTTTAGGTATTCCGACCACAACCAAAACTTAGTTTGTTTTTCTTGGCAATAGAGGCACCCTACGTCTGAGAGAAAACGAACGATATTTTCTTTGTTCGAGTCAATGAGCAAAAGCCAGCAAGTATTGCCTCTTCGGCTATACTTAGAGACTTCACTTTTAATCCCTAGATCGGATAACAAGGAGCGCATCTGACTAAAAAATGCGGAACCATCAACTCCCGGATGCTTCGTCATTTCTAGTTTAAGCGTTCGGCATCCGCGCTGATTAGCATTGCGCTTTAGCGCGGAAGGGCTGTCTTCACTTTTCGGGGCGCTACCTTCCGCACCCCATATTGCGGCCATAAAAGCGCGCTTAACTTCTAGGCTTTCATGGGACATAACCCAAGAGGGGACGCTAAACTCTTGCCCTACTTTTTTGCCAATGACAACCCCAGCCTCTAAGAGCTTTTCTGTCCCGCTACCGGCTGCCGTTACTATGTAGTTGGACGCATACCCTGTTTTTTTGTGTTCATAGGGTTCTCTCATTTTTGGGATGATGCCACAGTCGAGCAAGTGTTTCGCGATCTTGTTCATGTCAGGCAACCCTTTCCCATAAAAAAAAGATTGCATGTCAACGTATTCACTTCCGCTTCGGCGCTTACGAACGACTTTACGGGCGTGCCCGTCCCCCAAATTATACGCTACCAACGCCGCCAACTTAGCCTCTCGGCTTTGTGGTTCCCAATACACGGGGGTTTTCTCAAGATACTTAGCTTCTTGAAGGTTAACTACAGCCATATTAAACACCCACTTTCATTTTATGCTTCACAGAGGCGCGGAAAGTTTCACCTGTCTCAAGCGTGATTAGAGCGATTTGCTTATACCCCGTCTTACCAACCGCTTTGACTTCTACGGGGACAACATCGCCAGCGTCAGTAAGATGGCATACTTTATTCCCAACCTCAATCTCTGAAATTGGTTTGAAACCGCCGCCGAAAAGGGGAACCTTGGTGCAACTTAGGTGGCACGCTTCAAACTCGGCCGCGAACGTATGTTTATCCATAGACTGTCGCGCTTCGTTGACTTCGGATTCAGGAACAATACCCGCCTTGGCCGTAGTGATCGTAAACCCATAAATTCCTTTTTTGCCCGGATCAAGACCTTGGCAGTAAAGTTCGTAATACCACTTAGACCCCGCGCTAACTTTCGGGGTGCCCAGGAACAGAGCGTCACCCTGTTGATCCGCGAGTGCCGGACGAACAATCTTAGACCACATCGCCTCGTCAATGTCGGCGGCTTCGTCAAACACCGCAAACGAAATCGAGAGGCCGCGAAGGCGGTCAGGCACTTCCGCACCGAACAGGCGGATCATCGTTCCTGTGCGCTTAAGCACCAACGACATATCCGTGCGGTTGATTTCGCTAATCACTTCAGGCGGGATCATGTCTAGCAACTGCCGCCACATGATTTGCTTGGCCATCTTCAGCGTAGGGGCGATATAGACAACAAGCCCCTTCTCAACGCTATTGGCCGCCCGGTAAAGCTCGTGCATACAAAGGAACGACTTACCCGAACGTCGCCCCGCCGACACCACGCGATAGCGGGCAGGATGTAGATAGACATGCGCCTGCCAAGGGAGAAGGCCAAGATTGGCGATTGCCCTATCCTTCTCCTCCGGTTCGGGCTGCCAATTCAGTTTATCAATCGACATTAGACTTCGCCTTCGTCGTCATCCTCGCCCGCGTCAAGCTGGTCAAGGACCGCACGCTTCTTAACCAGAAGCGGCTTGACTGTATCCTTGTTCTTCATCAAAGGCGCGAGGTTGCGGTTGCGATGCTCTTCTTCATTGGCCCTGCCCACCGTGGTCGCCAACTGCCCAAGCGACTTGGTGAGACGATTGAGGTTAAGGCGCACCAACTCTCGCTTACTATCGTCTTGTGACTCAATCTCTAGGTGCCCAATTTCGTTTTCCATAAGATCAGCAACCCGGTCAATGATGCTATCGAGACGCTTGGTGCGGGCACGGATTTTCTTCAACCGTTCGGCCACTTCAGCGGCAGCCGTCAGCACAACCTCATCTTGGATTTGGGAGTTGCCGCGAAGCATCCGTAAAGCCTGCCTAGGCGTCTCATCCCCGTTAAGCATCAAGGCCCTTGCCGCATCGGCTACGCGAGGTTCTAAGTTTCTAGTCCACTTGTAACGGGAAATGCGATTTGAGATAGCTTGTGAGGTAATGCCCTTGGCTTCGGGGAGGGCAGCGATATCCTTCAGCGACCAACCAATTCTGTAATAGTATTCAAGGGTTTCCCAATCTGCACCCGAGCGATAAGCGCGCGTCTTTTTCTTCTTCCGCGAGACTTTCATCCCCGGCTTGATCGGAACTACTTTTGCGGCGCTATCTTCGGACATATAACAGTTTTCCTCATTGACAATGTGTGACCTTGTGTATAAGAAACAAAATCCCCATAAATCAAGGGGTGGCTATTGACTTTACCCATCGCACTCCACGATACACATTTGAAATACCTATCGTGGAGTGTATTGACAGATGCCGGTAAACACGCCTTCAGAGTCCTATAAAGAACACGCCGACGATTGGCGGCTGATCCGCGATGTTATCGAAGGCGCTAAAGCGGTTCGGGCGGGGGGTGACAAGTATCTCCCTAAGCTTACCGGCATGGACTATATGGAATATGCCGCCTACGCTAATCGGGCGCAGTTCTTTAACGCCACGGCCCGCACCGTCAATGGTCTTGTTGGGGCGGTATTCCGCCGCGAACCTAAAATCATTCTAGGCGACGCAAACGAGTCTCTTCGCCCTTTGCTTGACCGCTGCACAATTGACAACCAATCCTTCCTCTCCTTCTCCCGCCACATTTTCCGCGAAACCCTTTCTATGGGGCGAGTTGGCGCGCTTGTGGACGCCCCGGCCAATGGTGGCATCCCCTATTTCACGTCTTACCCGGCTGAAAGCATCACCAACTGGCGCGTAGTCAAGATGCCAGACGAGCGCGTGGTTGCCGATCAAGTCGTGCTTTGCGAATACCGTGCCGTGCCTGCCGCTGATGGTTTTGGTTCGGATGAAGAGAAATATTACCGCGTTCTTTTCCTTGATAACGATGGGCGCTACGGGCAGCAAATTTATGTTGAACAAAAGTCTCTCGACGGGCGTTCTCAATACGCTTTGGTTGGCACAACCTACCCCTCTCTCCCCGGTGCGGGCGGTTTCTACAACGATATGCCTTTTGTGTGCTTCAATGCTCGCGGAACGGGATTGAAGATTGAGAAGTCGCCTATTCTCGATATTGCAGAACTTAACAAGCTGCATTTCCAGCGTTCGGCGCAACTTGCTCACGGCCAATTTTATACCGCAACCCCGACCTATTGGGCTATGGCTCCGGTCAATAACGACGACGTAACCTACCGCGTCGGCCCCAACACGGTTTGGCTTGTGGAGCAGCCCAACGGCTGCGGCATCCTTGAATACCGTGGCGAGGGCCTGAAATATCTTGAAAGTGCTTGCAACCAACTTGAACAGCAAATGTCCGGTCTAGGTGCTCGCCTCGTCAGTGATCGCAAGAACACGGCTGCCGAAGCCTCTGATGTGGCTGCGATGCGCGATAAGGGTGAGACTTCCCTTCTGCATGAGATTGTCTCGGCTATCGACACCGGCCTTACCGACCTTCTAAAGACTTGGGTGCGGTGGCAGGGCCGTAATCCCAAGGACGTGTCCGTTCGTCTCAACCGCGACTTCGTTGGTGCTGCCATCGAATACCGGACTTGGTTGCAGCTTGATCGCGCACACGAGAAGGGCGATATTGATGACGAGACTTACTATCAGGTTCTTTTTGAGGGCGAAATGTTGCCTGCATCGTTTACGCCCCAAGATATTCCTGAGTTGATTAAGAAGGCTGAAGCGAAGCGCGCCAAGATTAAGCGCGAAGAAGAAGCCGCCAAGATGCGCGAGATTGAAGCGAAGCGCGCAAAAACATCGTCGGATAGTAGTGGTGATAACAGCAACGACGATGACAAAGACGATAGCAACTCTTAAGGAGCGTTTGTATGTCTAAGAATGAAATGAAGCTAATCAATCCGCAGCTTCCTTTTTTGCCTATGAATATCAAATACTCAGCCAGTTTGGGGCTGCCATTTCTTGAAGAGGGCAGTCTTTTCAAAAATAAAGGTGTGGTTGTGTGCGGCACCGCCCCTACGCTGGTTGAGCCCGCCACCATCCGCGAGATCAAGCGCCTTGCTGATGCTGGCTATGTAGTGTTCGCGGTCAAACAGGCTATTCGCTTGCTTAGCGAGCGCGGTGTGAAGGTGTCGTATAGTTTTGCTATGGACCCCGGCGAAAAGCAGATTAGGAAGACGCCAATCCAAGAAGGCGTTACCTACATCGTCGCTTCGTCTTGCCACCCAGCGATGTTCGATTATCTCCGCGCCAACAAGGCCGATATTCGGATTTTCCATTCGGCGTGCGGCGCTACCGAAAACGGTTTGGGCGAAATGGACTTGTATGCCAAGTATTTCCCCGACCATAGCCAACCCGAGCATGTTGCGTGCGGTGGATATACTGTCGTCAATCGCGCGGTAGCAGCGGCGCAGTATATGGGCGCAAAGCGCATCTACATTGCCGGTGCCCCTTTTGGTTGGCGTGAAGGCGCAGAGTATTACGCCCCCGGTGTCAAGGAGCCGGCAGGCAATGCCTCTGGCCCGACGCTATATGACAAGAAAATGGTGGACGGTAAGGGTTGGTATTCTAAAGCCGACCTTCTGCCTTCCGCTGCGTCACTTGCTCGCAAGGCCAAGCGCGAACCCAACCGCTTCTTTTTTATTGGTGATTCGCTCGCCGCTAGTCTTGCAAAACACCCCGAGCACTTTCTACAGAAGGTGACTGAGGTAAACTAGTTTTCGCGGGGCTGTGCCCTGCCCGAACCGCGACCCCGGTTAGTTGGTCGTTCCCTGTGGGAGATTTATTATGCCTATCCGTTTTAATCGTGCTACTTTTGCCCCCGAAGATGGTGCTGGCGGCGGTGCTTCCGGTGCCGATATCAACGCCATGATCGAGGCTGCTGTCGCTAAGGCGGTGTCGGGCCTTTCGGCCAAGAACCAAGAACTGCTTGATGAAGCGAAGCGCGCCAAGCAAACCGCTCGCGACCTTGAGAACAAGCTGCGTTCGCTTGGTGATGAAGGCGACATTGAGAAGGCCCGCGCGCTTATGGAGCAGATGCAGGCCGATGCTGACCTTCGCATGATTGTCGAGGGAGGCAAGACGGCTTACGAAGAGGTCATCAATCGTCGCACCAAGTCGGTTGTGTCGCGCGTCGAGCAGGAAAAGATTGCTGCTGAAAACGCTGCCAAGGAAGCCGCTGCCCGCGCCGAGGCTATGCAGAACCGTTGGAAGCAGGAACGTCTTGCTACTGCGGTGAACACGGCTGTTGGTAAGGCCAAGGCCCTGCCTGAAGCGAGCGAATACATCTATATGAAGGCAGCGGCGCTGTTTGAGGTTGACGACGAAAAGGGCGAGCCTCGCCTTCGCGCCGATAAGGTCAACGATGTGATCGACCGTCAGGGCAACCCCCATACGCTTGATACGTTTGTTGATTCTCTGCGCGACACCAATCCGTTTTTCTTCGGCGTGCCGTCTGGTGGTGGCGCGAATGGCGGAACGGGTCGTGGTGGTCGCAATGAGCCGGCGCGTATCAACGCTGCCGATAGCGCCGCCGTGAGCAACAACCTTGAGGCGATTGCTTCCGGCAAGGTGGTTCTCGCCAGTTAAGTAGTCAAAACATACGCGAGTATCTTGACTTTGTGGAGTTTGTTCCAATAAAGATACTCGTGTAT